CGGAGCCTGAGGCGAAGCAGTGGTTTCTACGGTGGTGCGCATACCCCTTAAGGTACCCCGGTTCGAAGCTGTTCAGCTCAGTGGTGCTGCATGGCATCAAGCACGGCACAGGTAAGTCGTTTATCGGGTATACCTTAGGGAAAATCTATGGGGAAAACTTCACTGAGATTAGCCAAATCGATTTACACAGCCATTTTAATGAGTGGTGCGAGGGTAAGCAGTTTGTGATGGGTGATGACGTCACGGGATCGAATAAGCGAGCAGATGCGGACTTTCTCAAGAAGCTCATTACCCAAAAGTCAATTCGCATCAACGCAAAGTACGTGGCCAGCTACGTGGTGCCGGACTGCATCAACTACTTCTTCACTGCTAACCACCCTGACTCATTCTTCTTGGAGGATGACGATCGGCGCTTCTTCATCCATGAGGTGCAGGTGGCGCCGTTGGAAGAGGATTTCTATAAGGAGTATGAGCTGTGGCTGGAGACCGACGGCGCCGCAGCGGTGTTTGACTACCTCTTGAAGCTAGAGCTCGGGGATTTCAACCCGGCGGCACCGGCGTTTAGAACGGCTGCGAAGGAGCGGATGATTGCCAATGTGCAGTCAGATCTCGCTACGTGGGTGCGTCAGCTGCTAATGAACCCAGATTACATTCTACGTGTTGGTGACGTCAAACTAAGTAGCGATCTTTATACCGCGAAGGAGCTGCTGCAGCTGTACCAACCTCACGGCGGCGGGCAGCTGACGGCGAATGGCTTGGGTCGCGAGCTCGCGCGGGCGGGCGTACAGCAGGTGGCGCGCGGCATGCAGTTAAGGTTGAAGGACGGCTCACAAGGTCGCTATTACGCCATTCGTAACGCCACTACCTGGCTTGGTAAGCAGCCGAAGGAATGCGCAGCTCACATAGATCATGCACACATTACCTCCACACCGAAGAAGAAATTTTAAACCACTTATTTACAAGTCTGTAGTCGTTGGCCTACGATACGTAAGACGACGATTACAGTAAAACAGTCGATTTACCTACTTACTTGGGAGCTAATATGAACTCACGCGATGGTGAAGTACCGCAAACTGACGAATCTGCTGTGGAGCAGCGGATCCAAGCTGCTGGCTTGAATGCACCTCGAATCACCCCGGACCACATCGACAGCCAAATTGTGCGCGAGGACTACCACGTCTTCCCAGACACGACGGTGACCGTTTGCCTGCTGGAGCTGCAGAACGGCTTCTGTGTATGTGGGGAGTCGGCGGCTGCCTCGCCGGCGAATTTTAACGAGCAAATCGGGCGGGATATCGCCAGACGCAACGCGCGCGACAAGATCTGGGCGCTTGAGGGCTACTTGCTGCGCTCGACCTTGACGGCCTTGGCTCGTCAAAGTGGCTGAGTAAACCCATCAACTATCGGAGCCTGATCATGAGATGTTATCTAGTAACGAGCAGCTTCCACATACCGACCACCAAGGTTTTCTGCGGGACCCAGGCTGAGGTCGCTGCCCAGAAGAAGGCGTGGCTCGATGAAGGCGCGAAGCGCAAGGATGTCAGCGTCAGCGAGGTCGATGTGCCGGATGATAAAGCCGGTAAGATCGAGTATCTCAATAAGTGCCTGAAGGGGGAGGTGTAACATGGCGGCGCCTGATCCGGTAAATAACCCGCCGCACTATAACAGCCACCCAAGTGGCGTGGAGTGCATTGAGATTACGCGACATATGTCGTTTAATTTGGGGAATGTCGTCAAGTATCTCTGGCGAGCGGGGTTGAAAGATCAGGCGCCGACTGTGCAGGACCTTAAGAAAGCTGCGTGGTATCTCAACGATGAGATTAAGCGCCTGGGCGGCGATGAACCAAGCCCCGCTAAAAAGATGTGCGACTGCAACCAAGGCCGGTTGCCTTGTACGTGCCAAGATCAAGACGCGAGGACGATTGTATGAAGCTGCAGTTTCTGACGCTGCGGCTAGACCCAGCGGCCCAGTGGGAGATTCGGCAGTATGCGCATGCCGTCGGTGAGGTCATCAAGCAAATCTTCCCCATCACTTGGCGGCTGTTTCAGGAGGGCTATCATGACTAGCTTCTATGAAGATGATCCTGGCGCGCCAGGACCCGATGCCTACACCGCTGCTGAAAAGGAGGCGCGAGCTAAGGCCGCACGCCCGCTGCTCCTCGCCATGGTCGGTGCTCTGCTAATCCTACTTGTGTGGTGGGCTACATGAGCCCATTTGAGGTGCTGGGGTTGAATGCCGAGGCTTCACCTGAGGAGGTGACGAGGCGCTGGCGCGAACTCGCCAGTGAGCACCACCCAGATCGTGGTGGCGACCCCGAGGCGTTTCGTCTGTGCCGTGAGGCATATGAAGCGGCACTGCCACTAGCTCAGGAGCCGAAGCTATGTAGTGAGTGCGGCGGCGCTGGTAAGACTAGCGTGGTTCGCGGCTTCAACCAGGTGACGGTGACGTGCCAAGTCTGCCGAGGGAGTGGTACCAAATGAGCCTTAAGCCCCTAGTTGCGGTATTAGCTGAGGCGCCGCGTACCAATGATGGCAGCGTGAAGTACCCACTGGATTGTGGCTGTAGCTCGCCTCATGAGCACAACATGTGCGCTGAGCATAAGGATGAGCGGCTTAATGATATGCGCCGTCTCATGGGCATTCCTAAGCTGACGTTTTTGCATCGTGACTTCACCGATTTGCCGAGCCTCGCCAAGGCGCTGCATGACATCAAGTTGCAGTTGATTATGAATCCGACCAAATCGCTCTTGATAAAAATTATCCCTGGGGACCAAGATGAAGCCAATGCTAGCTAGCGCCACTGACGGCACTGGGTTAAAATACCCACTGCTCATCTCACCGAAGCTGGATGGAGTGCGGTGCATCATTGTCGACGGGGTGGCGTTAAGTCGCAGCCTGAAGCCGTTGCCGAACGCCCATGTACAGCGGCTGTTTGGACGGAGGGAGTTCAACGGCCTAGATGGGGAGCTGATCGTGGGTGAGCCCACGGCGAAGAACGTCTTCCAGGTGACGACCTCAGGCGTGATGTCACACGCCGGCAAGCCTGACGTGCGATTCTTCATCTTCGACGATCACCTGCACCCCGCACCGTTTAAGTTGCGTCATGCGAACGTCACCAAGCGTGCGAAGGGGTTTGTAAATCTGTGTGTCGTGCGCCACGAGCTGGTGCGGGATGAGCTGCACCTCCAACAACTGGAGGAGCATCATGTCAGTGAAGGCTACGAGGGCAGCATGCTGCGGGACCCACATGGGCCGTACAAGCATGGGCGCAGCACGTTGAAGGAGGGGTGGCTTCTCAAGCTGAAGCGCTTCATCGACTCTGAAGCGGAGGTGTTAGGGTTCAGCCCGCGGCTGCACAACACCAACGTACCAACGACCAATCTTCTCATAAAGCTGGTAAGATCCCGATGGCTGCGCTGGGGTCACTTTTGGTGCGAGATCTGAAGTCGAAAGTAGAGTTTGAAATCGGCACTGGGTTCACTGAGCAACAGCGCGTTGAGCTCTGGCTTGACCGCATGAACTTACGTGGGAAGTTGGTCAAGTACAAATCGCAGCCCGTAGGTGTGAAAGATAAGCCCAGGTTCCCAGTCTTCCTCGGTTGGCGCGACCGACGGGACCTCTCGTGAATGATACCCAGCGCCTCAATGCACTTGAGGATTACGGCTTGTGCCTCGCCACCCACGACGTCTTGAGCCACAGCGGGTGGACACGCACGTGGGTGGTGGTCTACGGTGAACGGACGATTCTCGCACCTACGATTCGTGAAGCAATCGACGCTGCGGTACTGGATATCCGTGCACAAGGCTTAAGTAGAAACTAGTTATTTACATCACACTGACGAGCGAAGTACGATCTAATTCCTAAATACTTTGGAGAACTGCCATGGCTGAAATCAAGTATAAATTCCCGCCTAAGATGGGCGCCTGCGCCGACAAGCTTTACCAGTTGCGTGAGAAGCGCCTGGAGATGCAGAAGGCGGTTGATGTCGTCGAGGCGGAGGAGAAGGCATTAAAGGAGCACATCATCAATACCCTACCTAAATCCGAAGCGTCCGGCGTCGCCGGAAAAATTGCGCGAGTCTCAGTGGTGACGAAGACCATCCCGCGCGTCGCTGACTGGGATAAGCTCTACGCCTTCGTCAAGAAGACCGGGTCATTCGATCTCCTGCAGCGGCGGCTCACCGATTCTGCCATCCAAGAGCGGTGGGAGGCGGGTAAGTCAGTGCCTGGCGTGGAGACCTTCAACGCTGTGTCTGTGTCCATCAATAAGGTTTGAGTTTGTAACCAACAGAGGTGAGTTATGGCTGGTAAGAAATCGACAAGTAAGGCGCTCGTCAAGTGGGATGAGCAGCTGGCGAAGGACGCGGAGGTGGCAGCCGCGATGGAGGCCAACACTGGCGGCGGGCAATTTTTCTCGTTGAAGTCTGGCGTGCTCAGCTGGCAAGATGCCCCGCTGCCTGGCAATGAGATGGCAGTCGTCATCCTAGACTCTATCCTCGAGAATGTGTTCTACGAGGGCCGGTATGACGCTGACAACCCGCGTGGACCCACGTGCTTCGCCTTCGGCCGGGATGATGCCAAGATGACGCCGCACAAACTCGTGGTCGAAGCCAAGAACCAGCAGTGCGGCGCCTCCGGGCTCTGCCAAGGCTGCCCGCAGAACGAGTTCGGGACTGCGGAGGTGGGGCGTGGCAAGGCGTGCAAGAACACCCGGCGGCTGGCACTGATCCCAGCCGGCAACTTCGACAAGGCGGGAAAATTCAACCTATTCGACGATGCTGAGCACTTCGAGAACGCGGCGATCGGCTACATGAAGCTGCCCGTGACAAGCGTCAAGGGTTATGCCGGCTTCGTGAAGCAGGTGGTGGGGACCCTGCGCCGGCCGCCGCACGGCATCGTCACCCGCGTGCGTGTGGTGCCCGACAACAAGGACCAGTTCAAGGTCGTGTTCGAACCTCTCGAGAAGGTGCCTGATGAGCTCATGGGCGTCATTATGAAGCGCCACGAGGATGCGATGGCCGTGATCGACTTCCCCTACCAGCCAAATGAAGAAGAGGCACCACCTGCGCGTGGAGCCAGACGCGCGGCCCCCACGCGTCAAGCTGCGCCGACACGTGGGGCAAAGCCGTCTCGTAAGTATTGAGGTGAGTGATGAAGAAGCCAATCAAGGATCCGTGTTTAACTACTTGGCTGGCGCTGAACGAGGCGCTGCGTACAGCTGACGAACGGCTGTGCCAGCGCCTGCTGAAGGTAGAGCGGGCCGGTAGGAAGCGCCAGCAGTTTCTCAAGCGCATCCACTCGCGGCTCAACAAGGTACGGGCTGAGCGTGAGCGGGCGGAGCTAGCATGATTAAGAACATAATTCAGGCACCAGATCCGCAGCTGAAGCTCACCGCTACTCCGATGCCAGTCGAACCTGGCCCAGAGCACCGGCTGGTCATCAAGGACCTGCTGGATACCTTTGATGCGACGAGCAACTGCATCGGGTTGGCCGCGCCGCAGCTTGGCTACCTCTGGCGCGCCATCGTCGTAGATGTGCTGCCGGAGCGGGGTCAGACCTATGTCATGGTGAACCCGACCATCTTGAAGCTGAGCTCGGATCTGCAGCTGGTGCGTGACGGCTGCATGTCGGTGGACCACGGGCAGCGCTTCGCGCAGACCAAGCGTCCTAAAAGACTGCTGGTTGAGTGGCGTGATCCACTCACTTGGGAGTTGAAGCGGCAGAAGTTCACCGGCTTGATGGCTGCTTGCATCCATCATGAAATTGACCACCTTGATGGCATCTTGTTCGTGGACCGCATCATCGTGGCACGGATGAACAGGTTCACGCTGCAATGAAGAAGCTCAAACAACCGAGACCCACCGTAATCGACTTCGAAACGAAGAAGATTGAAGACCGGCCTGCATATCCACCAGAACCGGTGGGGGTAGCCATCAAGCTACCAGGCAAGAAGAGTCGGTATTATAGTTGGGGCCATCCAACTAAGAATAATTGCACGAAGCAGCAGGCTATTAAAGCACTGGCTGCTATATGGTCAGAACCTGATGAGCGCGGTGGCGACGGGCTACTCTTCCAAAATGGGAAGTTTGATATAGACGTCGCAGTTACCCACATGGGTATGGCGCAACCTCGCTGGGATCAGATTCACGACACCATGTTCCTCCTGTTCCTCGATGACCCGCACCAGCGCGAGCTGGGCTTAAAGGAGTCTGCGGCACGACTGCTAGACTGGCCAGCGGAGGAGCAGGAGGCGGTCATGACCTGGCTGCTGGAGCACCAACCGGTGCCCAATATCAAGCTCAGCAAGAGCAAATCCTCGGACTTGTACTGGGGTGGTTACATCAGCTACGCGCCAGGCGATTTGGTAGGTGAGTATGCCTGCGGTGACGTCGACCGCACCGAGGCGATCTTCCAGCTGCTGTATCCTAAGACTGTCAAGCGGGAGATGCTCCGCGCTTACGACCGCGAGCGAGAGCTGATGCCCATCCTCCTCGACATGGAGCGGTGGGGCGTGCCGGTAGATTTAAAACGCTTGCGCGGTGACATCCAGCTGTACAACACCTGGCGCGATAAGGTGAACGCTTGGGTTATCAAGCAGCTGAAGGCGGCACCTGACATCAACCTAGACTCGGGCGACCAGCTGGTGGCAGCGATGATCGCGGCTGGGAAGGCAGACCCGGCTAAGATGCCACGCACGGCCACAGGGAAGATCAGCACGGCTAAGGACTCGTTGCTGCTCGGTGTGACGGACAAAGTGCTCCTGGCGGTGCTGAAGTACCGCGTGCAGCTGAACACCTGTCTCAACATCTTCATGGAGCCGTGGCTGCGGATGGCGGAAGCTTCGAAGGGCTTCATCTTCACGACGTGGAATCAAACCAAGCAGCCGTCTGGCGACTCCAATGTGGGTACGCGCACCGGCCGCCTGTCAGCCAGCTGGTTCATGAACATGCCGAAGGAGTTCGCACCCATCTTCAGCCACGAGGCGAAGGGCCTGCCTAGGTGCCCGTTCAAGGAGCTACCGCCGCTGCCGCAGTGCCGCGGCTACGTCATACCGCTGCCGGGCCACGTGCTGATTGACCGCGACTACTCGCAACAAGAGCCACGGATTCTCGCGCACTTCGACGGCGGTGACCTGATGCGGAAGTACCTGGACGACAATTGGATCGACTTCCACGATTATGCGCGGGCAGAGCTGGCGAAGGCCGGGCGCATCTACGAGCGCAAGCCGGTGAAGAACACCAACCTCGGGCTTATCTATGGCATGGGGGTCGGCAAGCTGGCGCTCAAGAATGACATGTCAGTGGAGGAGGCGGGTGAGCTCAAGAAGGCGATCCTGAAGCTCTATCCTGGGCTGGCCGACATGTACAAGGACATGAAACGCCGCGCCTTGGCTAAGGAGCCGATCCGGACCTGGGGCGGCCGCGAGTACTACTGCGAAGAGCCGGCGATCGTCAACGGCCGCTTGATGATGTTCGACTACAAGCTCGTCAACGTGCTGATTCAAGGCTCGGCTGCCGACTGCACGAAGGAGGCCATCATCCGCTTTGCCAAGGAGCTCAAGTCGCGCGGGCTGTGGGGCGTCGTACGCCTGCTCCTCAATGTGCATGACCAGCTGACGGCCTCGGCGCCGAAGAAGATCTACAAGGACGCCATGGAGTGGCTGCGTATCTGCATGGAGAGCGTGGAGTTTGATGTGCCGATCTTAACTGAGGGCTCAGTATCCAGTGCCAACTGGAATGAGCTCAAAGATTACGATAAGAAGGGGAAGTTGTGCTAACGACGTACCAGCAAGAGACGCTTGAGAATATCAAGCGCACGGCAGTACGTGGTCGCCGTGTAGCTCAAGCTATGGCGGAGACAGACGGATACTATCTCGATATCTTTCAGCACATCATTGATGAAGTTCAACGCATGCAAACAAGAGAAGCCAATGAAGCAACTTAGATTTACTAGCTGGTCGTGGTCGCGCTACTACGACTACAAAATGTGCCCGCTAAAGGCGAAGCTCAACCACCTCGACAAGATTCGTGAGCCCAAGAATGCGGCGATGGAACGCGGCGGCGTGCTGCATGACACTATCCGGGATTACATCCGAGGCGTGAAGAAGACTATCAAGGAGTGTGGCTTCCCCGCTGTCGCCGTGGGGTGGCTTGATGAGGCTAAGAAGGCCTTCAAGAAGAAGGCCCTGCGCCCCATCATTGAAGAGGATTGGGCCTTCACCAAAGATTGGACGCAGACGACGTGGAACGACTGGAACAACTGCGTGCTGCGCGTGAAACTCGACGCCGGGTTGTTCCAAGACGGTGGTGAGATTTTGATCATCACCGATTGGAAGAGCGGTAAGTTCCGACCGGAGGAAGTCGACCAGTACATCGAGCAGCTGGAGTTGCAAGCGCTCGCGGCGCTGGTGCTCTACCCGCAGGTGCGGGAGGTGCGGCCACAGTTGAAGTACGTGGATCACGGCATCATCTACCCACCCACGGGCAAGGAGTTGGTATTCGAGCAAAGCGATGTACCCAAGCTTAAAAAGCTTTGGGCGAAGCGTACGAAGGCGCTGTTGAACGACACCACGTTCGCGCCACGACCCAACGATCGCTGCAAATGGTGTTTCTACGGCCAGAGTGGGAAGGTGAAAGGTGGACCCGGGTTGTGTAAATTTTGAGGGTTTAAGAATGAATATGCAAGCTGCGTTGATTAAGTCAGTGCTCGAGCACTGGCAGGCCTATGAGTGGACCGTGCAGGGGTTCGGCATGGTACGTACGAAGATCTATGATGTGGGCCGCATCCACATATGGGACTCACGTCTCCGCGTACCGTTAGTGTCAGATGTCCATGCGCATCCATGGCCGCTGTGCTCAACCATCATCTCAGGTGAGCTCATCAACCAGCGCTTCAAGGTCGGCGGTACGCTACCTTACTTGATGCAGAAGATCGCCACTGGCGAAGGTGGCGGGCTGTTAGATAAGCCACAGCTAGTACATCTGGAACCACAACTACCTGAGACCTACGGTCCTGGACGTGAGTATCAGCAGCTACCTGAGGAGCTGCATCGATCCATCCCGCAAGACGGCACCGTGACATTGTTGGAGCGGCCCATGGGCGACCCGCTGCAGGAAACTGTCGTGCTGTGGCCTCGTGGGACCGAGTGGGTCTCGGCGGAGCCGCGACCCGCGAAGGAGCACGAGATTCAAATGGCCGTCAGCTATGCCTTGCAACGTTGGAGCAGCGTATGAAGAACAATAAACTAGCGCCACAGCGCAAGGCTGCGCCCAAGCCAGTTGAGATCACCGACTTCAGCAACGTCATGGTCGACCTCGAGACCCTCGGGCGGCGACCCGGCTGCGCGGTGCTCTCCATCGGGGCCGTCGAGTTTGGGCCGGAGGGCTTGGGCCGCGAGTTCTACCTCGTGGTTGCCCGCACCTCGCAGCTGGGCCTCGGGCTGCACGAGGACCCGGCAACGCTCAAGTGGTGGTTGAGCCAGTCACCTGAGGCACAGCGAGTCTTGGTTGAGGCCCAGCAGAATGACGCTGCGACACTGCCAGTCGCGCTCGATCGCTTCACGGACTTCTTGCAACCAGTAGGGTTCAAGCGCGTGAAGGTCTGGGGCAATGGCTCGGACTTTGACAACGCGATCCTCAGCTGTTGCTATGGCGCTACCGGCCGCGAAGTGCCGTGGGACTTCTGGCACAATCGTTGCTACCGCACACTGAAGGCGTTGCGCCCGGGACCCAAGCTGGTCCGCGAAGGTACCTACCACAACGCGTTGGATGACGCGAAGTCGCAGGCGCTGCACGCCATTGAGCTCCTCAGGTGAGACCTGAGGAGAAGATTGAGTATGATGCCTGTGACCTCATCTGGCGCCATCTCGGCATCAAGGGGTCTAAACTTAAAGTAGTGGGCGACACCTCGTGGCCAGATCGCATCTTCTGGCTCCCGGGTGGCCGCCCACTTTTAATTGAATTCAAGCAACCCGGTTACGAACCTGAACCTAAACAGCAGGACACCCATGCGTACCTCCAAGACCTCGGTTACGAAGTCCAAGTCCACGTCTCCGCAGTTGACGCTTTTCAAGCTGTCATCGACGCCGTGGCACCCAGTTGCGTACATGCGCAAAGCCGTCAAGTTCTTGCTCGAGCACGCCGCAGCTGCGCTCTTCTTAGATCCCGGCCTCCGTAAGACCAGCATCACACTAGCCGCGTTGACCTTCCTCATCAAGAAGGGGCTGGTGAGCAAAGTGCTCATCGTGGCGCCACTGCGTGTCTGCTACTCCGTCTGGCCGGCGGAGCGGGATAAGTGGACGGACTTCAACCACCTGAAGTTGGCGGTGTTGCATGGGAAGGACAAGGACGAACTGCTAAAGCAAGACGCGGACATCTACGTGATCAACCCGGAGGGGCTTGACTGGCTCCTCGACATGCAGAAGACACGGCTGCCCTCGGGTAAGGTAAAGGTCACAGTTGACCTCGCGCGGTGGAAGCGGCTAGGGTTTGATACCTTAGTCATCGACGAACTCAGCAAGTTTAAGCATACCAACACGAACCGTTACAAGGCGATGAAGCTGGTGCTGCACACCTTCGGTCGCCGCTGGGGTCTCACCGGCTCGCCCGCGTCAAACGGCTTGCTGAACCTCTTCGGCCAGTGCTACATGCTCGACCAGGGGCGCTCGCTGGGTCCCTACATCAGCCACTATCGCACAAAGTACTTCAACCCCGGCTTCGACGGGTTCAGCTGGATCCTGAAAGAAGGAGCCGACGAGCAGATCTACGAGCGCGTGCGGCCACTCGCGCTGCGCATGGCGGCGGAAGATTACATCGACATGCCGAAGCTGATTGAGAACAACATCAAGGTTGAGTTGCCGGATGATGTCCTGAAGGTCTATCTCGAGCTTGAGCAGGACCTCATCACGCGCCTGAAGAAGGGCACGGTGCGCGCTGCCACCGCGGCAGCGGCCAGCATGAAGTGCCGGCAGGTGGCCAACGGCGGCATCTACCTCGACCAAGAGGTGAAGGCGCTGGTGAAGCTCCCGAAGTCGGCACGCGATTGGGTCGATTTACATGACCTTAAGACGGATGTCGTGGAGGAGCTTGTCGAGGAGCTGCAGGGGTCGCCGCTGCTCGTGGCGTACGACTTCAACCACGACCTGGCGCGGTTGCAGGCAAGGTTCGGCAAGGACGTGCCCTACATCGGCTCAGGCGTCTCACCTAAGAAGAGCAAGGTGATTGAGGATGCGTGGAACCGTGGCGAGCTGCCATTGCTGCTGGCGCACCCCCAATCCGCCGGCCACGGCTTGAACCTGCAGGAGTCGGGCTTCCACGTGGCGTGGCACAGCATGACGTGGGACTACGAGCTCTACGATCAGTTCATCAGGCGGATCCGGCGCTCTGGCCAGCAGGCCAAGCGGGTCTACGTACACCACATTATGGCAAGTGGCACCATCGACGAGGTGATGTTGCTGGCTTTAAAGAGCAAGGACCGTGGCCAACAGGCCCTGTTTTCAGCGCTCCAAACTCTCAAGGCGCGTAAGTGATTGATTTCACACTGATCAAATATCACAAATAGTTGTAAATAGGTGTTTACAAGACCGGATATCATGATACAATGATTCCACGGTCGAATATGACCGGTTGTGCTGAGGATTAGGTTGTGAACAAAGTTACACGTGACATCATGAAGCTCTTGAACGTCGACGCTGAAGCGGCGTTGACAGTGCAAGATCACCTGAGTGAGAACGGCTTCGACTTCTCAGAGTGTTCACAACGTGAATTTAATCAAAGCGTTCGTAGCGCTTATGATGAAATCTCGACGCCATCTCAAACTTGGTTGATGCGCAATCCTGGATAATTAACCATGAGCCACAAATCTGAAATCAGAACCTGCTTAGCAGCTTTGGCGAAAGCCGGTTGGACTCTTACAGCTTGCAGCCGCACGCGTGGATTGTCGCTTTCAACCATCATGAAGGCGGTGTACCAACGACCATATGCAATCGACTTAGTTTTCACCCACGCTGACGGGAGAAAATCTTGGTTGGTGCTCCATCCACAAACAGGTGATGACAGTTGTATCATCGCTGATTGGGGTGCTGGTGAAGACGATTTCAGAGATACTATAGATGAAGTTGTTCTTCAAAATGATCCTGATGCTATCATTGACGATCTAGTGAGAAATTAATTTAACAAACTGCTGAGGACTAACACATGAGTACAATTCAACCTCGCGTGGTGAAAACCCGCGATGCCGCTACGTCGATCCTGCGCAAGCTGGGTCTCAAACCACCGGCTTATACGACGTTCATGGCGCGGCTGCCTGACGGCCGCTGGGAAATCAACCTGCCGAAGCTCTATGAGCAAGGTTACGGTGTGAACTTGAAGAGCGGTGCCGCCAAAACGGCAAAGCCGGCTAAGGAGCCGAAGGCCGCCAAGGTGAAGGCAGTGAAACCTGCCAAGACACCTAAGCCGACGAAGGAACCCAAGGCAGCGAAAGCGCCGCGCGTCTCCTGCTCGTCCGTGGCGCGCGATTTGATCCTCGCCGGCAAAACTAACGAGGAAGTGTGGGTTGCCCTCAAGGAGCAGTTCAAACTGTCTGACGACAAGCGTCACTACCCAACGTGGTACCGTTGCCAGCTGAAGCGTGCTGGTAAGTTGGCGGCCAAGTGAGCCTGTTAAGCATCTTGGAGGACTTCTTCTGGATTGTGGTGTTCGTCGCCTCAATAGCAGGACCGGTGGTGGTCCTGCTGTTACTCGGTGACGCTATCTTTGTAAAGGATTCTGGGTCAGTTTATGGCAACCAAGAAGATAAATAGACGCATCATCGATCAGTGGGCTGAGTTAATGCGGCGCATTGAAGAGTATCGTGATGCGGCTATCGCTGAGTCGTGGAAAGGTGGTGGCGACCCAGTTGATGTGCCGGCTATCGACGCACAGCTGCAGCTAGCTGAGGCGTTGTTGAATTCTCACATTGAGAAGATGAAGCGGGAATTAACATGAGAATCATTTTGCAACAGCTCACCTACAAGCGTGAAGTCGATCGCGCGCGCCGGTTAACCGGCAGCTGGTGGGTGCTGCGCATCGACGGCGTGGCCGCATACCGCCACGCTGAGCGCAGTGAGCTGGTGAAACTGCTTGACGTCTTGAGGTGATGTATGGACGAGAACATCTTACGCAAGATCAAGAAGTGCCTCGCGCTGAGCCAGTCACCTGAGCCAGCTGAGGCGGCTGCGGCCATGCGCCAAGCGCAGAAGCTCATGGAGCTGCATGGCGTGGCGGCGCTTGACCTAGCCAAGGCTGAGATTGGCGAAGGCGAGGTGAAGAGCAAGGCGTCAGTCAGCCGCGTGAAGGACTGGGAGCTCGCACTGCTCAGCTGCGTAGCGAAGGCGTTCGGCTGCCAACTTATGTGGCGCAGCTCCAACAGCTGGGCGCAGGATGTGTACGGCCGCTACGTACTCGTGGGTGTGAAGGCGCAGGTACAGCTGGCGCAGTACACCGCGGACGTGATGACGCGCAAGCTCATTAAGGCGCGCGGCGAGTTTGTGAAGACGCTCACCGGCTTTCGCCAGGCCAAGATTGTGGAAGCTGATGGGTTCTGCCACGGTTGGGTGCAGGCCGTGCGCCGCACCGTGCAAGAGTTTGCGGTGCCAGATGAAACACGCAGGCTAATCCGCGAGAAGATCGAGACTCAGACCGGGGGCAAGCAGGCTGACAGCCAGCGACGCCACGTCGGTGGGTTGGGGTTGGCTGCTGGTCATCGCGCAGGTGCTGAAGAATCCATTCACCGACCTGTGAATGAAGTGGCACGGCCACGTTTAACTAAGAGTTGATCACATGGCTATTTCAAACCCCAACACGATTAAAATCGTCGAAGAGGATGAAGACGGTGCTACAATCTACCAGCTATACATCGATGGTGGACGGCGGGCGAAGCTCACCCACTCCAAACAAGGCAAGGTGAGCTTAGATTTGGATTTTGCGGGCGATTTTGGGTGGGGTGAAGCCCGGGTGTTCGTGCAAGGACTTGTGAAATTAGCTGAGGTGGGCGATAGGCTTGCTGAGGCAACTGACGTGGAGCAGCTTCTCCACAAACCAACTGATGAGGAGATTGACATGGCGACTAAGAAAGCGAAAGCCAAGGCAAGTAAGAAGGACGCGAAGGCGCGCAAGGCCACCGGCGAGAAGCGGGCGACAGCGGCGCAGCTGTTCTGCGACTTGATCATGGCAGGCAACCTGACCGACGACAAGATCTTCGCGAAGGTGAAGGAAAAGTTCGGCTTGGATGACAAGAAGCGCAGCTACGTGGCATGGTACCGCAACAAGCTGAAGAAGGACGGCAAGAAACCCCCGGAAGCCAAGGAGTAACAGCCGCCCACTTTGGGACGCCGCGGAAGGCTAACCCGCGGCTGTTCCTATTTCGGAGAGCAAGATGAGTCAACCAAGATTAACCCGAGTCGAACAGGCTGTGCGCCGCGCACAAGCTGTCCGAATTAGCAACTACCACAAATTTGTGAAGTGGTTGCAATTCGTTCGACCTCACCGCGGCGTACGCACAGCTGATGTGCTGTGGGGGAAGAGCCATGCCCAAGACTAAAGAGATTCAACGCGATCAACGCGATTACGACACCACCCAACTACATGAGGCAGGCCACGGTCGGACACTGCACCGGGATTACTCGGCGCACTTCTTCCGGTGGAGTTTCGCCCGCCGGTTCATCGGCATCAAGGACACGGTGCTGGAAATCGGCTGCGGCGAAGATAAGCCGCTCAGCAAGATCCTCACCGGCGGCGCGGCGGCACACGTGGGCCACTACACAGGGGTGGATCTGAACAAGCTGAAACCCAGCGGGTCCCAACGGCTCCAATTTCTCGGTGAGTTCAACTTCGTGGAGCGGTACAAGGAGCTGCTCGATAAGAAGTGGGACAAAGATCATGTTACCCACCCAGGCGGGTTCGATGTCGTGGTGCACCTGGAGGTGATCGAGCACATGAAGGCCGTGCACGGCACGAACTTCTTGAAAGCCTGCTTCGCCTGCCTTAAGCCAGGCGGGGTGATGCTCATGTCGACGCCGGTGTACGACGGCGTACGCCACGCAGCGAACCACATCCACGAGTACACCGTGCCGGAGCTCCAGAAAGCGACGGAGAAGGCGGGATTTATCGTGGAACAGCGATTCGGTACCTTCATGGACATCAAGCACATCAAGCACATCAAGAAATCGAAGCCAGAGAAGTACACCGATGAATTTGTGAAGTCGATTCGCAGCGTCGCGGTAGAACTGGCCGAGTACTTCGACAACGATGCGATCAGCAACATCTTCGGGCCACTCTATCCCGATCATGCGCGCAACAACCTTTGGATCTGCAGGAAACCTAAAAAATGAACCACATCGACTTTGTATTTACCGGGCCGCCCGGCCCAGATGGTTGCGAATTTGTTGAGGTGGAAGACCACACTGGCAAGTCAATCGCAGTCGGTACGTGGTTGAAGCGAGCTGACGGCTATACCGTGCTGCGCTTACAGCAACAAAGTGACAATAAAGATGTCCTCGCCTTTCAACAGAAGTTCGACATCCCGATGGCTTCGGCACCGGCTTTCCTCGACAGCAAAGCCACCCAATTCCGCGTGGACTTCATGCAGGAGGAGCTTGATGAGTTCAAAGAAGCGGTCAACGCCCAAGACCTGGCCAAGGCTGCGGATGCCCTGGTGGACCTGGCCTACGTGGTGCACGGCACCGCCCTGATGATGGGCCTGCCGTGGGAGCAGCTCTGGGCTGAGGTCCAACGTGCCAACATGGCGAAGGTCCGAGCCACCGACCTCAGCCAGTCCAAGCGCCAATCGACGCTCGACGTCGTGAAGCCACCGGGTTGGCTGGCGCCCTGTCACCAAGCCACGCTGCTGGCCGCCGGCATGGTCATCAGCCCCAACTACTTCGACACCACCACGAGGACGATCAAATGAAAACATCTAAGAAGCTGACCATCTTTGAAGGTTGCGACGGCTCCGGTAAGACTACCGCCGCCCGTGAGTACGCCACCATGACTGGCGCCACCTACGTGCACTTCAACAACCTGCCGCACATCAAGCACGGGCTGGGGCGACTCTACGTCGAGGCCATGTTGCCGGCGCTGCTCGGCCACGAAGATGTGGTCTTCGACCGCTCGTGGTTCAGCGAGACCCCCTACGGCGAGGCCTTTCGTGAAGGTCAAGATCGCCTCACGGGCGCGTGCCGGCGGATGCTCGAACGTTTAGCACTGCGCTGCGGCGCCGTGATGGTGCTGTGTGACCCGGGTTACGAAACGGCAGAAGCTAACTTTCTCAAGCGGAAAGGTCAGGAGTACCTCAAGACTACCGCGCAGCTGAAGCAGGTCCACCAGACCTATCGCGACCAGCCGTGTCAGCTGCCGGTGGTAACCTACGACTACACCGACGGCAGCGTGGAGTACACCCTGATCCCAGACATTGAGCGCTACCGGCATGATCAGCACCCGCTGTACCTCGCCTCAGCCGGCAGCTGGGACGCCCCCACCGTGCTGGTGGGCGAGGGCTTTGCCGAGCGCAAGGACCAAGACCCGTGGTACCAGTGGCCTTTCGGCTCCTTCTCAGGCGAGGGCTGCAGCCGCTGGCTCACGGACCAGCTTGACGCCGCGATGGTTCCAGAAGGTGAGCTGCTGTGGATCAACGCCGATCAAAACCTCGAGTTCTTGCACGCCCGACCTGGTCAAGTCATTGCGCTGGGCGCGAAGGCGGCGGCGGAACTCTATCGGTTGAAGATCCGCGCCGTCGAGGTGCCGCACCCACAGCACCACAAACGCTTCAACTCCCACCTGCGTTATCAACTATTTGACTTCATAGGAGCACACCGATGAAAGACTTTTCACAAATTTGGTTAACTGCGCTTGATGAAACCATGGCGCGTGGCCTCACTGTAGCGCCGCGTGGCAGGCTTACCAAGGAGTTGCCGCAGCGCACACTAGAGGTCAACATGCAACAGCCGGTGCTACGCGTGGAGAAACGTCAGCTCAGCTACCAATTTATGGCAGCTGAGGCTTATTGGATTCTCACCGGGGATGACCGGGTGGCGACCATCTCACCCTACAACAGCCGCATTGCAGAATTTTCGGATGATGGCGAGCGTTTCTTCGGCGCCTATGGCCCGAAGATTCTGGCACAGCTGCCGTATGTAATCGACAAGCTCAACGCCGACCGAATGTCACGCCAAGCTGGGCTCACGATCTGGCGTGAGAATCCACCAACGACTAAAGATGTACCCTGCACGGTGGCGATTTTTGCCTCGATCCGCGATGAAAAGTTGAACATGCATGTCTTCATGCGGAGCTCAGACCTGTGGCTTGGCGTGCCGTATGATGTCTTCAACTTCGCGATGCTGGGCCACTATATCTGTGCGCTGCTAAACAAGACCAGGTTGACGGCCGACTTTGTGCAGCCAGGCATCCTGTATCTCACCGCAGCCTCAAGCCACCTTTACCAAGACAACTGGGAGGCGGCGTTCAACTGCTTGACTGATCAAGACCCGTTGCCACAAGCTGACACACCGAAGTTCCTCTGGCGCGATGAGGACAGTTGCTTAGAGTGGCTACGGGACCTCCGAGATACCAAGCCTGGCCACATCCTGCGTTGGTGGGAGCGCCAAAATGCGTCCTAGCAAAGACCAATGGGCGCTGGAGCTGGCCCAAGTCACCGCGAAGCGCGCCACCTGCTGCCGTCGGCAGGTGGGGTGTGTGCTGATCAACGCTCGGGGCCACGTGCTGGCGACAGGCTACAACGGGGTGGCGGCTGGGCAACCGCACTGCAATGAACCTGAGCTGGTGGATGTAGGGGAGGGGCCGATGACGCTCTACCCAACAGCTTGCCCTGGCGCCAGTAGCCCAAGCGGCACCAACTTGGATGGGTGTCAGGCCATCCATGCTGAGCAGAATGCCCTGCTGCAGTGCCGCGACGTCTATGCCATCCACACCTGTTATGTAACAGCCTCGCCGTGCATCACCTGTGTGAAGCTGCTGCTCAATACCTCATGTGGGCGGATCGTTTTTGTGGAGGAGTACCCACATACTGCAGCGCGGGAGCTGTGGGTCCAGGCCGGGCGGGTCTGGGAGCAGTTAACATAAGCGGCACGCTGTAGGATTGCATACGAAGCCCCGAGGTAATCGCAGTCCTACGCCCTATGTTAGGCTATGTCCTACAAGCAGACTAGGCAGCAACCTATGTTAGATTTAACTGCTGCAGGCCTACTTAGGCCACTGTGCCTGGCAGGCAAGCACCTGCAGGCGCAGCTGCTCGGCTACGGCGCCGGCGACGAGGAGGTCGTCTCGAAATGTGCGATACGCTTCTTCATAGCGGTCAGCTGATTCTCTAGTGGCGTCGCCTGCTGCACGAGCTGGGGCATGGGCTTCGGCGCTGGGCACGCACTTTGTGACGGCAGGCTTTGGCACGCGCTGCACAGCGGTAGCACGACGAGCAGCGCTGAGGTCGTCTTCCAGTTGGCGGATCTTAAGCTTATCTGAGTCATCTTGCTTCTCCACTTGAATTTCATTTTTGGCGTCGATCTTGGCGACCTTCACCGCTTGCTTGACGATTGCCGCGTTGTCGCTTACTGTTTTCATGTGATGGCCAGTGGCGAACCCAGCACCGAAAACACCTAGGCAAACAAGCAAATAGACTATGGTAGTATTCATGGCGCAGTTCCAGGCGTGGGTTTGACGATAATCAAACGTGTGACCGTTGGGGCAATCCAGGCACCTACGTAGATGGCTAGATACCCCTCGGTCATCTTATTATTCAAAGCTAGATAAACCATCAACCACGTTGTCATTGCGAACGCACCCATCATGACGGCTGCAGCTTTGCTAAGCTTCCCATCATCACCCAGCAATAAGTCTTCGAGATTGATCGCACTAGCTGAGGAGCGATCACGTTTGGTAAGCATGGTGGCCGCCATTAAGATGACAACCACCAGCGCAACCACCATGAGTAATTTGGTGTAGTTCATGCTACGAGCCCACCGGCTGAGGAATAAGCGTTACGCAAATCTGCAATGTCGTTCTCGTGCTGACCGTAGCCCGCACCAGGCAGCGACGCCCAGATGTTACGGCATTTATGGACCGCCTCATCAAATCGGCCAGCTTCCACATCCTCTAATGCGTGCTGTTCCTTGATCATCTGCACCGCAATAGCATCTTGCGAAGCCGGCGAGAAGTCTGGCAAACTCAGCAGCTTCTTATAAGCATCGTAGTATCGCGTTAAAATCTGGTAACGGCCCGCAGCTGAAGATTTCAGTCCACGACCTAACGCTACCACCTTACGAGGATGGTCAGCATAGTCGTCAAAGAGCTCTGGGGTGCCTCGGTCATCAAACAAAGCCCCGCCCACCAACACGTTGTAGCCATTATCAGATCGCGCTAACAACTTAGGCCCGATTTCACTGAAGGCGATCATATCGAGGAAAGCTTTGACGTTGGTGTTCATAATAGTTACTGCTTTGAGTGATGACTCTTCCAAAGATCGTCTACACGAGTATGAATGCGATTCAAAGTATCAACATTCTCAGTATGCATACTTGACATGCGTCGATCGATGCCATCAGCCAAGTTAGTCATTGAAGCTGTCATTGAACTGCGCAATTCGTCAAAATCATTTTTCGTAATGACCTCACCTTCAAGTTGCTTCAAGCGCTGTTCATGCGCAAGATGCCGATCATCATTGCGTTTTAATTCACGTCGACTAAAAAATGTAAGTAATCCAGTCATAGTTGCAACCAATCCTTCAGGCCAATGTTGTGTTATTATTTCTTTTAGCATCATCACACCTTAGAAGCTTGCTATTGAGAACACCTTACCGTCAGTGTTGTTGTTAGCTGTCACCGAAATCATTTTAGCGTTCCACGCTATTGAACCTTTGACCATCGTACCATCATTGGCTCGAACTTGAATAGTTGCTGACGTGGCGGTGGCCCCCGCAAGAATTTGTAACCCAAGGACATTACCAGGCCCAGCCCCGCCTTGCGCGATGTTATTCTGATCAAGAGTTGTAATCACACCAGTGATAGCATTAGCCGCGCCAGCCACTAATGTGATGCGAAATTTCGCGGAGTTTGCTGTATATACTGGCACCGCGGATATTATAGCGGCGCTGACTTCCACTTCAATGATACAAGAAGCCATGCCAACTGCGCCGTTAGCCGACTTAGTTACCGACAACATATTTTGATACGCAGTTGTGGCGATATCCTCAACTTTACCAGCTACAGCACTCAATGCCAAAGCTGCGACGCCAGACCAATCTGGATCGTATTCCCGCATCGGTGTATTAATCGGACCCAACTGGTTGTAACCCGGGTTGACGCCACGACAAGCTGTATCAGTCTTTGCGAATGGCAGCAGCGCCGCCGGCATCTGATCGCCCAAGATGGTTGTCACTGCCGGTTCGTAGTTCATCCCACGGATGCGGATGCTGATCTTCGCATTCGTGTTATAGATGTTCGTCAACAGCCACGTCGCCAGGGTGGGGGCGGTCATCGCATTGTCATTAATCAGCTTGGCGATTGCTGCTGAACCGAAACCGTCCTCGATGTCGATTATCGACGGCACTGAGCCCTGCAAAATGAGGATGCCACGGTCAGCGCGCGATTGGTGGCCGCAGGATAACTGGCAGTTCTTAACTACCACGCCAGACAACGTTAAGAAGGTGGGTCCAACAACCACCGCCGATCCGAATTCGTAGATGGTGGGTAGACCTGCGTTCTCACCACCGAACTGGACGTCCTCCACGGAAAGAAACCCGCCGCGATTGCTGATCCAACGCGTATTGACTGACAACCCAGGCCCCGCCTCAGGCACCCATGAACCACCGCAGATGCGCATGTAGCGGCAGTGATTTGCCACGCTGTCCGTGTTGTCTGGTTTCAGACCAGTGGCGTTGTAGTAGCCGATGACCCAGCAGTTGCGGATCTCGCAGAAGTCACCGTAGATATCAGCAAACAAAGGCGAGTTCATCACCCAGCACTCATCGAGCAGCGTGTTGCAGGTCTGCGTATCAACTAATACTGCGTAGTTAGTCAAGTTGTCAGTTTGGAAGTTACAGCGGCGCAACACCACTCGTGAAGTATCCGTGTTGACACCTGTACCCCAAAAGGCGTTCTTACCCCCGACAAAGGTGATGCCTTCAATCTCGACGCGGTACGACGGGGCGGTGGTGAAATGAACCTTCGTGACGTCAGTTTGACGGATAATTGTCCGATCACCTCGGATGGTGACATACGCGGGCCAACTGATGACATTGTTAATGTCATGCGCCCCAGGCGTGAGATGCACCTCAGGCATCGTGCCAGTGTCGACAGCGTAAACCACGGCATCACGAATTTTGATAGTTGTTGCTTGCGCCAACACCAAGGCGGCTGTTGCTAAGGCGTTGACATTCGCCGCGGCCGAGGCCGTCGGCAAAAATCCGTAGCGGATAGGGTAGATGATCCCACCATAGTCGTGCGAGGGGATGCTTTTGTTGGTGATAATGGCCCCAGCTGCGATCTCAGCCAAAGTAGGTGGGTACTCAATCATCGACGCCGGTAAAAAGCCGGTGACGTCAGTAGAGAGGTCAATCAACCCGAACTTGGTCTTATTGGAGAGCGCAGCATAGACTAAACGACCGTGCTTGTCATACACCACGATTGAATAGTCACCCACCCCAGCATAGACCTTAGTCGCCGCGCCGTTAATGATTGGATAGCCACCTAAAGTTCGCACCGGCTGAGCCAGTGGCGCCAGTAGCGTCGAATCGGCGTAGATTGGCACCTGGTTGGCTGCAATCGTCGGGTTAAGGTTAGCTTGCCCGATGTAGATGAGGCCATCCTCTAACGGCGACCCGTCGGTATCGAAAAACGACGGGAACGGTGGGGATATATTGATAACAGCCATCTCACTCTCCTAAAGATTTCTTAACGCGCGCACGTAGCTTCGCATCTTTGATTCTTGAAGTAACGAGTCGTACAGTTGACGCCACTGGTGCAGGTACACCCGTCATACCGCTGATGCCGACGTCGAGCAAACCAGCGAGTACTGTCGCCGTGTTGCTGGTGTTGACCACACCTGGCGGCGAAGTCAGCACGCTCTTAGCCACCTCATTCACAGTACGCACGCGCTCAGCTTGCTTCTTACCCAACACATAATCGAGTTTGCCGTTCTTATCCAAGGCATTGATGACGCGATCCAGTTGCGACGCGGAGACAACGCGGTTTCCAGCTGAATCCGTAGATACACCTTTCAAAGCCTCGTCGCGGATATGGCGAAGCATCCCGCCTTGCAGCTCCTTCCAGGCCTGCTGCCCGCCAGGGCCTTCTGACTCCAGCAATTGCCGCAGTTGGGCAACTGTGTCAAGTGAGGATGAGGGTGAGATGATCGATTTATGCAGTACATCCTCCATCGCAATGGCGCGATCAGAGGAGCCGCGTTTTGTATTCAAGAGCCGCTTCGCGAGCCCGAAGTTCTCGTAGTCAGTTGCGTATTGGGCACGAGCTGCGCGCGCCTGCTTATACAACTCTCCGCCCTTACCCTCGGTTGAGGCGTCGATCGCCTCCTTGATATCACGAGCAAATTTGATGTTGGTAGGGTCTGCCCCCGTCACCTTGTTAACGAACTTGCGCAGCTGCTCTGCATTGCCCAGCGTCAGCTTGCCGCTGGTATCGCCATCCAGCACCTGCGTAGCCTGTAGGCGAGTAAGTTCTTTCTCCGTGGCTTCCAAAATCGGGGCTGTGCTGCGAGCTGACTCAGAATCTTTCAGCACCTGGGCTACCGGTGACATGTCAACTGGCTCCTTCAACTCACCCGACTTGTCAGCTTCCTTATAAAGCGCCCGGATCTTCGTCTTATCGCGTGCGGCGCGTGAACGCAGTGCCTTATCTACAACCTCGCCTATGCCACGCGTATCAGTCAGCTCAGCTCCGGTAGAATCAATGAAGGCATCCATATTTTGCTGCAGTTGTAAATTCTGCTCTTGGAAACGTTGTCGAATGGGCTCCCCCGTCTCAGGCAGCTTTGCCGTTTCACGCTCAAACCGCTGCTGCTCAAAGTCGCGAGTCTTTTGACCCTCCGTCAGCTTCATCTTCACTGGCAGTTCATCAGCAGCCGCTTGGCGGAGCGCTGCTTGATCCACAGCCGCGGCACCGGCCGATTGGCCAGTGCCTGGCGTCGGCGCGACATCTGGTTGGCCAGTGATCTTGGATTTCACCTGCTCGGCCAAGTCTGCAGCCGCAGCTTTGATAGGAGCGACGCGCTCAGCGACAGCCGCACGTGCTACCGGCCGCGCAGCCGCAGCTGCGTCGCTGACGATGCCTAGCTCCGGTGCGACTGTCAGCAACGGCCCCGCGGCGGGTCCCAGCATCTCGCCCATCTTGCCGACAATCCGCTCACCGCCTTCAGAACGTGGTTGATAAGTGAGCGCATTAGCACCCTCCTCAGCGGCCTTGGCCACCATATCCGCCCCTTCCTGCGTACCGTACTTGCCTGAGATGATGTCGTCCGCTAACCCTTTCAACATACCGCCAAGCGTCCCGAGCGTACCAGTGGTGGCACCAGTAGCTGTGGTGAGCGCCGCCTCACCTGTACCTAAGACCTTCTGTCCAAAAGACAGTGGGGCAGGACCGGCAGTAGTACCAGCAATTTGCGCATTGTCCCCATCGCCCGGGATAGGCGCCAACTTTACACGCTGCCCCGTCGTTGGGTCTAGCGCGCTGTTGAAGTTATCACGCGATTTACGCTCAGCGCGGATGATCGGTGCTAACTTACGTACAGCGTCCATGTCACCAGCTTTGTTGGCGTTAACCAACGCCCTCTCAAGTTGATCAAGCGTGGCCATCTCAACCCCCGCCGTGTTTCTTCAGGATGGCTTCAACCTCTTCAGGCGAAGCTTTGACCTGTGGAGTATCGGGGATGGTGTCAGGCACGCCGTACTTATTAACTAACCCCTTACGCGACTTCAACAGCAATCGCTGCACCTCACCTAAGTTGGCGCGGAATTGATCCTCACCCTGCTTACGCGACAAGCTCTGCAACCCGTTCATGAGCCGCTCGCCTTCCTGCTCACTCAATGCACCCAGCCCGGAGGCGCCAGTCGCTGAGGCGTTCTTCAAGTTCTGCAGCTGCGTTAGGAAAGTCTGCGACTTGATCGTATCAATGTCCGCAATCGCATTCTGCGCGTTGTCTGACAGCAAATGCGGGTACAACGAACTGCCCTCCATTGACCCGATGACATCATTCAATGCCGGGTTTTGCAACACCCGATCAATCGTGCTCAGTGAATTGTCGATTGTCCCACGCGACTGCTCCACTGAAGCTACACGGTCGCGCACTGCTTGGTCGCGTGCTAGCTGAGCGTCTTTCAACTTATCCTGCAGCTCCTGCCGCTTCAAGTCGTTCGTCTCCTTGTCCGCTGCGGCCTTCATGGCGGCGATGCGGTTGTTCTCCTTTGCAATCTTAACATCTTCCTGAATCTTGTAGATGTCCCATCCTTTCTTCTGCAGGTCCATAACAGCTTCAGATTGGGCAAAGTCTGCTTTGGTGGCTGCTGCTCGCGCTGCGGCCTGAGCTTCAGTCAGCTTCGAAGGTTCCAAATCACGTTCTCGGCGCTCAGACTCTAGCTTGCTGAAGGTCTCCTGAAATTTCTCCGGCCCCATAGCGGAAGCGAGGTACACTCCAGCCGTCGTCTTAGCCGTATCTGGATGCAGCTTAATGATTTCAGCCAAGGCATCCGAGGAATCTGCGTCTTGCGTCATGCCGGAGTTGCGATAGGCCTCAGCGTACCCCTTCAAGGTGCTATAAGCTGTGTCATGGTCACCCGCCAGCAGAGCTGAGTAAACCTGCGAGGCTTGATTCACCTTCGCCTTCTGCTGCTCTGAGCCAAGTGCATCATAACCCCGTTTGAACTGCTCACTCATTTGCGGATACTTCACCATCATCTGGGCGACACCAGCTGGAGTCGGGTTCTGAGACAGCTTGGCGATGTCCGCGTTCATTGCTTGGTGAGCTTTCATAGCAGCATCAGCCTGTGCCATCTGCTGCTTGGCTGCCTGGAACTGCATCAGATTAGCACCAAGCTGCACTGACCCAAGCACATTTTGAGTTGGATCTGCTAACTTAAGCGTGTAGTCGTTAGGTTGCGTCATGTTAGAACACCTTGCCGCCGCTGTTTGAACTGAGATTGTTTAAAATTGCCGCTGAGGCGATTGAGTTACCAATTTGACCGATGGCTTGACCTTGCGCCATCGCGTTGCCCGCCTTAGCGGCACCACCTGCTTGCAGCAGCTGAGCGATGTTGGCCCCAGTCTGGATGCCGGCTGAAGCTTGACCCGCAGCTGAAGCTTGTCCCGCCTGCGTGATGCCAGCCAGCTTGTTGTACTGCGACTCAATCAGCTGACTTAGTACCTGTGGTCTGAACTGCCCCAGCGCCGCCTGCGTATTGCCACCGCGCAACCCGCCAGTGGCCGAGGCATTTTGCAGAATGGAATCCTCACCCTGCTTAACCAACGATTGAAACTGCGGCGATGACTGGATACCAGCGATGGCCTTAGCCTGCGCATCGGGGCCGTTCAATCCAATAAGATCCTGCTGCGCAGTCAATGACCCAGTCCCAGCTTCAACAAAGGGCTTCAACAGCTTCTTAGCTTCGTCGAACTCATAGCGCGACTCAGCTACGCCAGCGTCGCTCGCAGCTCCCTGCGCCTTCGAAGCCTTGTTGCTAGAATATGCTGTGGCACCTGCAGTTACTACTGCGCCACCGATGATTGCTGCTGCGACCATGTCACTCTCCAATCCAAAGGCTGTAGTAACGCTCAACTTCTTGATATTTGAGCTGCTCGAATAAAAATGAGGCGTCTTTATGAAGCTTGGATCCAGCGAAGATACGTCGCACCCCACGCATCTGTGCAGCTTTGTGCACCAACTTGAAGAGTTCCTCACCTAAGACGAGCTCCTCCAGCTGCGAGAGACTATCTTCCGCACGATAGTCAGGGTGTATCCAAAAGATGTCCATCGTCAGCGTTAAGCAGGTTTTATAATGCAACCCCGGTGCCACAAACCCGATAAAGTAGCCGGCGAGCCTGCCGTTGTCACGCGCCGTGACCAGCAGCACCTCACCGAGCGCGTCGCGCGCCAAGTAGATGTCATACTGCGGGTCCAATGGCACCTTATCTTGATCCAAGGCCAGCTCACGCCAATGCGGGTCGAAGAGCGGCTTGAGCTCCTCAAGCTTCTCAGTCAGCGACTCAACTTGGCAGGTAATCATGGCGTCACCTTAGTCGGCGTGAGCCCGGTGAAAGCTAGCCGCTGCGTGCGGATATCGATGATGAGATGTAGTCGCGCCTCAGCCGAGTTGTTGATTACCTCATGCTCAAGTGCGTTTTGAAACCACCAAACTTGGCCGGTTTGCATGTTGACAACTTCGTCGCTGCAGCGAAATTTACAATCTGGGGTTGATTGCAGCACAATGTGATAACGATCCCAGTACTCAGCGTGCACTGGCGTATCAGCGTGCGGGTAGATACGCCCACCGGGGTTGATCTTATTGATCATGACACGACCCAGGCGCTCCCCCCTGACCTTGGTCATCAAACCAAAGATGAGCTCGCGCGCCTCAGGTAGGTGCAGGTAGCCGTCCATCCAGACGCACTCATGCTGATCTTTTTGTGAACGCTCCAGTTCGCTGACCGAAGCTGGTGGAAAGCGTAGGAAAATCGTTTCAACTTCCCCGAAGGGGCCTTGTGGATAGTCGCGCAGGTAGGTATCAGCTTGCCAGAGCTGGGGTTGACGCAAGATCTGATTCAGCAGCGGATCGATCTCGGCGGTGGCGAGTAATTGAAAATTCTTCACAAACGGCTCTCCTAGGTGGAGGTGGCCGCTGGCTGCCGAAACTCAGCTAGTTCGGACTCTACCGCGACTACCTGACAAAGTAAACTATTTATAAGCTCTAAAATCGATCCCGTCGAGCGAGACGTACACGCCAGACCCCACAGTCATCAGCACGTTCCCATTCGCCTGCACGATGACCAAACCGAAGAGGTCGTTCGAAACTACTGGGAAAATCATATCTTTATTCGGCCGAAACCCCGCTGGCAGCACAAACAACGCCAGCGCGGGCGACGCCACACCACCCTTCGCCGCACCGCGCAGATGCACCACACCCAATGAATCACGCGCATAAGCTGGATCGTTGTAGGTTGCGCTGAACGACGTCCACGAATTAAGCAGCGTCGCCGTCACCCAATCCACATCATCAAATGTTACGAACTCACCGATGTGCGGCATGTTAGGTGATCTCCCGGCCTGAGGCTCGGATCGTGATCGAAGTGGCGGCACCAGCCAACGTGCTGATGAAATCGCCCGCGCCCAACACGTGGCCGACAAGCTCTGGGAAGGTGTAGCACTCACCCGGCGCCAACGACTTCGCTGAGACGATCGTATTAGAAGCCCCAGCCGCACCGCCTGATAGGACCAGCTTAACTGTCAACGTCACCGCGCCAGCTGTCGTATTCGTCCCGGTGAACTTATCAATGATGGTGCGCGTGTTAGCTGGTGCGGTGTACTGCGTAGTCTCCACGCCAGCCGCCTGCACAGCAGTGATAAGAACTTTTGCTTGGACGGTCATATAACTACACCCTGTTTCAAGTCTTGAATCTCTTTTGCGAGTTCAGCCACTCTGGCTTGTAGCTCACCCAGCTGAGGCACAATCGACAACTCAGCCAAAACATCAGCCAAAGCGGTGGTCAACTCGTCAATCTGTTGCTGTTGGTCAATAAACTCAGGCGGAATTAGATCAAAAATCTTTTCAAACGCTCGAATCACCCGCTGATTCTTAAAAACTCGTGCGAGCTCTTGACGCAGGACCGGCCGTGGATCATTTTCACTGGCCATGCTACACCGTCAACGGCTCGACGCGAGCTTCTAATCGCGCGATAGACAGCCGGCTGTCACTATCGCCATTAAATTTCTGAATACGCCAGTGTTGCATTGGCCCTTGATTAAGCCAAACCAATCGCTTCTGCTTCTGCCCAAGCTTACCTGGGGAAATCCACTTCTGTTGGCTCCAGATTTCACCATCGTAGGAATACTGTGTGCTGATGCGTGGATCGACACCGAGATCTACTCGCCCAGACAACGCCACCAACTCGAGCTCGTGGAAGATGCATCCAGCGCCATCGTTGTAAAGCGCAACAGTCGAAAACTCCCAGCCAATTCGCGCGCCCCAATGAGTTGACACTGCAGTGGTCATCGTTCCAATAACTGGGTTCACTGTATCACCCACCAGCCACTGGCTATAACAACGCACGAAGTTCCTAATGCGATATTGAGCTTGGCTAAGATTCGACCCGACAATAAACCACACACGATCATTAGTCACCGCCGAAGCGGCGCCGTCATAGACCAATGTTTTATCAGGCAGATGAACATAGAGCAACTGGTGCCCCTTATCCACTCGCGGCTCTATCTTAACCTTCGCGAGTGTCTCGTCTGTATACGAAGCCAAGATCAAATCGATTTCACGAGTCGCGATGCGTGTCATCTGACCGTTTGAACCAAGATAAACTGAGATCGCCTCATTCCGCCCGCCGCCTACCAGGGCGATGTTATCCATAAACACACAGCAAGCGTGCGTACCAACCGCCCCTTTGTCAATCATCGCACCATCAATACGGCTGAATGGGAAACCATCCCCGCCGATGTTGCTGAAGGTTTCCATCGTGTAACGATTGATTGCAGTGGGCTCATTATGCAATTTCAGCAGCGCTAAAATCGGGTCAGGGTCCACCTCAGATGAGCCGTACTTCGTTGGTAACACTGAGAAGGGGTTTGTCAGCTCCGTGACAGCTAAGAATGATCCATCAGTAGTCATGAAGTAACCATCTACCCAGATGAAGTCGACGACCGTCCCTAAATCAGGGTCCGTATTTTGCACCAAGGTGGCGCCGTTCCACAGATATAGGTTGCCGCCACCAGATACCGCTAAGAAGTCGAATGAGTAGTCGAATGATACTTGATCTGTGCCAGCCACGGCGCCCAGCACGGAGATGACCCCTCCCGAATCAATCGACACCAAACTGGTGCCCATCACCCGATAGCAGACTCCATTCCAGTTAATGCCGCCACGATCCACCCCTGGCCCTGAACCAGTGAAGGCAGTCACACCCTCAGCCGGCCTCAAATAGCCTTGGCTGATTCCTTGATCGACTGGCACCGGCACCAAATTATACGGGTAAGACACACGGAAATCTGCGGCCTCATTCGTATAAACACCGTTGAGTACAGGAATCTGCATGACTCACTCAGGAAATTGGAAGCCGTTGATGCCGACTGCAGTCGAGGCAGCCATAACCTTATTAAATGACCCGTAGATTGTCTCGCCGGCGAGGACATTCGGGATCGTTACCTGCTGGCCGCCGCTGAAGACGACAAGCGTACCAGCTGTCGTCCCCACCCGCAAGGCAATCAATGCCGGTGTATAGACCGTGGAATCACTTGCCGTGACCGGAATGACATTCGGAGATTTATTAATGCGTTCCATTGTAGTTTACCCCACTCGGTACCAGTTAGAAGTGACGGCATCATATTTGAGCCGGAAAAAGGCGTTTGCCGCCAAGGTAGTCGGGGCTCCAACCGCGCCAGTGGCGCCATTAAGCCCAATGGTCAATGTCGTAACAGCTTGCGTGCAGTTGACGAGCACCTCCTGCTTATCCGCGAGCCCGGCCTTCGCTGGGAGCGTGATCGTCCCGGCCGCGAAACCGCCAGTCGGCGTCAAGATCAAGTGCACGTTGGTGTTGTTGCTCGCCCCATCCGTGATGGTGACGTTAAACCCTGATGCGTTCGGCGCTGAATACTGCGTCACATACTCAGCGAACGTCGACGGGAAATCCAAGTTAGCTTGCATATACGCCAACAGCACTGAGATGGCCGCCGCCCGCGCATCGCCGTTATCAGTGCTGAACACCGGCACCAAATCGCCAGCGGCTACGTCTGAGGCTCTTGTAAGTTGGTTGATTTGAGTCATGACAAAATCCTCAGTTAAAATCAATTGTGCTGTCGTCGCCAGCATCGAGTTGATCGTCTGGCACCTGCAAAAACGGCGTGTCAGTCCGCCATGGTTTGTTCCCCGCCCCCGATGGCAGCGTATGCGGAAGCTGCATCTCATTTGGCTTCGTGCAACGGCTCAGCAGTTCCAAATAAGCGCTGCGCGCCGTCGTCTTCGTCTCAGCCGAGGCAGTTTTACCGACAAGCGGCGCCACGCGCAACGCTAAATTCGAGTAGATCGCCTCGTTGGAGGCGTCAGGCACACTCGTCACCTCATCTAAACTAGCATTATCTGGATTGGAGCTCAGCGGATAACCAATGCGCACGCCGCGGCCATTCCAGGTGCCCATTAGCGCTTCGAGGCGCCGCAACCCAGACTGCAGCTGCTCCGGCTGCAGATCGTAGGCATAAGAAGCGTAGCCCACTTCCTCAAAGGCCGCCTCGACAAATTGCCGCTTAGTCCAGCCCATGGTCAGCTCCCCAATTCGACGTCGATCAGCTTAGCTAACTCGGCGTCAGTCATCTTCTTGCTGAATTTGATACCCAGTTCCTTTGCTTGGTGCTCAAGTTCCGCGCGGGTAGGTGGCTCATTGTCGCCGAGTGTTTCAATTTCACTCTTCAAGCGATCAAAATCAGCCGCAACGGATACAACCTCGCCAGTCGCCGCTGGCAGCGTAGTATGCCAACCGGCTTCGATGGCTGCATCTAGCTCCTCTTGGTCAGCAACGCCCTTATAATCGTAGGTGCCACCCTTTCGTTGGTGCGGACCTTTGTCTTTGTATACAATTGTTGGAAAACTCATCGTCGCTCACTCCTGTTAGTTTTGCCGTGCGAATAAGGTGAGGGCGGCAGTTACCCACCGCCCTCCTCTTCAAGACTAGCTAACGCGATACGTGATGAACGTATTCGCAGCAGTCTTCGTCGTGATGAATCGGGCAGACGTAACTGTCGCCACTGCAGCCACACCCACGATGGTGTGGCCCGCTGCAGCCGTCACCGTGAATGTATTCGCACCGGTGTTAATTACCGACCAGTCGAACGAGTCACCGACCGCCATGGTCAACGCTGCATCCATCACCGTACCAGTATCCAAGGTGGCGGCGACAGCCGCACCCGTGGTTGACGTGACGATGCCAGCGAGGATCAACGCAGCAGTCAGGGCACCGGTCGCGTTGAGCACCCCTGGAGTGGGCTGAGTCACATCTAAGCGCTCATAAACCGACGCCGAGGCGCCGACGTTGACGAGCACCGGTTGTGAACCAGCGTTAATGACTGCCTGACCAGCTAACGTGAACGCCGCCGATGTGTTGCTGCCTGAGTTGTTGAACAAATTGGATAAGGCAGGCGGCTCGTTAGGAAAGCCGACGACCTGATCCACCGTGTAAGGAGCAGCCGAGTAGGTTGCAACCTTGGCCGAAGCAGCTACTGACACAGTCAGTGTGCCGAACGGAGGAACTGTTTGTGAACCCATGATATTCTCCTGAGAAGTTGAAACGGTTGATTACGGCTGGCTGAACAGGATGATCCCGCTCATCTCAGGCTGCTTGTTCACAACACCGAACAACGTATCAAGACGATACTTCGTCTTCATCGTATTGATGTCGTAGAACTTCTGCCAAACCACCTCGATACCTTGCTCCGTGGTGGCTCGCATCACAGCCGTGCCGGCATCCGTCGGCACCGCATAGTGGCCTGGAAGAATTTCCAAGGCGTCGCGCTGCCAGAACGGGTTGATGGAGGCCGTAGCCGTGTTCAAGAACACGATTGCAGCAGTAGTCGACGTTGAAACAGCCACGCAGTTTTTGTACTGCAGCTCAGCTGTCGAACCACCTAAAGCGTTGATAATCGGCGGGCTGATGGTCATCGTCGTAGCCGAGTCCACACTGATGACGCGGAACGTCTTCAGCTGACCGGTATCGCCCTTCGTGATGTGATGGACCGAATCCATACCCGCGATGGTGAAGCAGTCGCCTGCTGCCACGTTGGTGGTGGACGAGATCGTCACCCGTTGAAAGCGGTTGTCGACGTTGTTCTTTTCGCCCGTTGCCGCAACTGACGTCGCCTTCGGCACGTAGAACTGTGCACCTGCCAACGTGGTGTTGATGGTGAGACCACCGCCGCCCGCAGCTACCGCCTGGCGGTTCGCGTAGTCAAGCTTGTAAGTGTCGAACGACGCGATCAGACCCACATAGGCCTTTTCGTAAGCCGTCTGCACCTTGCCCTGCATTGTCTGACGACCTGCTAAGTTCGACGCCATGCCGTTGTAGTCGCGCGTGCTGAGCGCCAAGCAACGGTCGTACATTTGCACGCCTTGCTCGTTGAAGATCGCCTCGGCTGCCGCGACATCGTCGAAGCCCGTGGCTGCTGCCGTGCGCTTCACAACCAACGTGCCTTGTTGAGCCGCAACGTTCATGATAGCGACATTGATGTCCGACGCCAACTTCTGCTTCGCGGCTTCGCCTAGACGGTTCTCCTGCAACGCGTCACGCAGCTCCTTCGCATCCATGATCCACGGCGAGGATTTGCTGAAGCCAAGCGTAGCCGGCACTGACAGCTGCGTTTGGTTCTGGAAGTTGCCGGTCTGATCCATGCCATCGAACGACTGCGCGATGTACGGCTGTGGACGCCAAATGACGTCGCCGGCGCGCTCCATCTCCTGCGACGATGGGTTGTATTTGGCAACGTTGCGAGACAGGACCAGGGCATCGTCAAAACCCAGGATCAGCTGCTCAAATGCAACGCGCTCCTCTTTGCTGAATGAATTACTCATTGTAGAACTCCAAGAAAAATGTTGTTACGAAGCTTTACGCTTCTGCCGATGATACTGGTTCACTTTCGTGTAGTCGCCAGTCTTCTCAGCTTCAGCGCGCAGCCGATCGAGTTGTGAGTCAACAGCTCCTGACTTAGGAGCCGAGCCAGTCACCGTCTTTTCAGGCGGCGGTGGCGCCTTGCGTGTTGTAAGTTTCAAGTCTTTCTCCAGCTTGGCAACCGCGAAGGCGAACTTCACGGGGTCAGTGATTGAGCTAAGCTCCTTGAGTTTAGCAGAGTTCTTGCCAAGCGCGTACATGACAAGCGCAGCGTTGTCAGCTCCCTGCACCACAATGCCTTGCTGCACCTGGTTGAGAGCCTCCATTGCCGTGGCCTCAGCTTCAGTGAAGTCTTTGACCTTCAGCTGACCCTTAGCCGCACCGTACTTATCAAGCTGCGCTTGCCAAGCATCTTGAGCTTTACGCTCAGCAGCTTGACGGTTTGCAGATTCTTGATCAGCTTGGCGCTTCTTGTCATTCCACGCACTCAACGCTTCCTCGAACTTAGCGGCGTCATAGTCGATTTCTGGATCCGACATCTTCGGCTTAGCGCCCAGCTCAGCTGCTTGCGCAGCCTGGGTCTTCTCAGCTTGTTGTCGTTGCAGCTCTCGATTCTGACGCACCAGCTCGCGATTCGTCTTACGCAACTCACGCACCCACTCTGGGGCCTTAGCAATTTCTTCCTCTTCTTGGGGCGGCGCTTCATCCCCAATGGTGACTACGACCTCATCTGCTTCAGCTCCTGTTTCACCAGCGAGCGTCTCGCCTGTCTTGGTGTCATCAGCGCCGGATGTTTGCTCAGCGCCTGCAGTCGCCAAAGCAGCTGCCGCTGCGGCCTGCGCCGCTTCGTCAACTACCACTTCAGTCGTCGTCTCTGCCGTTTCGTTACCCATACTGACCTCGTCTAACTCACCCACTCAGCGGCGGGGCGGATACCGTTAACATGTCATGGTTGGATGATACTCAACCACAACTAATTCTGCACTGGCGAACCAGGCAAGCTTGGCGGCGTTACACGCGGGCCCAGCTCCTGAATCGCCTTGATTGCTAGATGACCTTGATCTTTATCAATGTCATTTAAAGTCTTCAGTGTATCCGCGCGGTCCTTATCAGCCTTCGCCTGCACTGCGATGGTATCAGCCTGCGCCTTCACGCCGCGCGCTTGCTCAGCCCCAGCAGCCGCGGTTAAGTATTGATCCTGCGGCGAAGGTTGTTGGTTAGCTTGCTCCTGCTTGAGCTCAATGGCCTCCTGCTCATTTGGCTTTACTACGCCCATGCGAATCAGCTTCTGGCGGAAGTAGCGACGGACATCGCCGACACCCTCACCCTCCATGTTCATCATGGCCATAGAGCCAAGCACCTGCTTAGTCTCCGGGTCCTCAGTTAGCTGCGCCATGTTGATGAGAGCACGGACTGTCGCCGCCCGCTTCGTTGAGCTGGACGGCCCCACTTCAACAGCTACGTCGAACTTCGCCTTAGCCAAGTCATTGCGGTGCTCCACCTCACCGGTCTTCTCGTTGATCATCGGCTTCATCAGCTGCACGCGGCTGAGCTCGCCTGAGGCGCCGCGCGCCTTCATAACGCGCCCTTCTTCCACGAGGACGTCGCGCGCCATCGAGAGCCAGACCTCACCACACCTCTTCACAGCCTTCGCCATGTTCGATAAGTAGATAAAAGTCTGCATGTCGACGCGGTTCTGAATGAGGTGGGCGGTCTCAGTCGAGATATTTCCTTGGATCTCCTCGCCAGCCTGCTGGTTACCAAGCAGGTCCTTCATGTCATCTTCAGTTAGCTGCAACAACGCTGCGAGCGACGGCGGAATCTCGGGTGACTTAGTGTAGGCTGTCGGCCCAACCGTCTGCTCATTCCCCTCCTTGTCAGTCACGGGGTTGAGCAGCAGGTAGGGGAAATTCTTGATGTTGTCCTCCTCCCACATCAGCTGGTGGCCGGCAATCTGCTCAGGCGACACGATCGGCTTCGACACTGAGGACAAGGCACTGATCTCACCCAGCTTCGACAGCTGCATATTCTTCAAGCGCTGCGCATCCTTGGCGAGCCGCACGTGGCCCATGCACCGCTCGACGTTGTCGACGAACCACCGCTTGCCATATACCGGGATCACCGGGATGCATGACCCAGCAATCAGTCCCATATCATCTAGGATCTTCGAACCTGAGAAGAGGTACTTATGCACACGCTTCCGCTTGATTTTCTTAGTGCGGATCTCCTCAGCACCAAGTGAGTTCAGTTCATCGCGCTTCGTGGGTAGCGCCTCTTCGTCCTCGCCTTCGCCAGCTTCACGTGCCGGCTCCTCAAGCTCATCGTCAGAGTAGCGTTCCTCAGTACCATCTAGCATCTTATAGATGTGTGTCGTCTCACGACGCTCCTCGATTTCATAGTACTCAGCCAGGTACACGACATCCGGCGTGGACCAGTCGAATTCATTCTGATGAACAGTTTTCGGCCAAGAAGCTGGATCGTCATTGTACTCGTCAATATAGTCTTGACGTGACTTCGAGATGATGACATAGGCGCGCTTCGCATCTGACTTATCCTGCTTCTTTGCATCGAGGTCGAAGAACACCGACGAATCCGCATCATAGATCGGCTCAAAGCAGATACGCTGCTGCTCATTCTCAGGATCTTCCTCATCCTCGTACTTGGTGCGCAGTCGCCACGCTCCGAAGCCGCCGCCCACCGCCTCCTCAAAGGCGTTGTCGTAAGCTTCCTCAGCCCCTGAGTCTTGCTCGTCGGCGCGGTACAGCCCGTCACAGGTGTCAGCTAGCAAATCATCATCGTTACCATCCTTGCTGACGAAATCCACCGTGATGCGGTTGTTGCGATATTCGTTAATGATGCGGATAACTGAGAGGTGAACCTTATTGACCTCAAACTTCGGCTTGTTCTCAAACTGCTCATTCAGTGGACCTTCCCACTGGGCTCCTGCCACTGAATAGAAACGACGGTCCTGCAAGCACTGCCTACGTTCATCACGCAAAGCTGCTTGAATGCGATTAAACTCACGAATGGCGCGCTCATGCACACCATTCAAACGCTCCTCGGCAGTAGGTCTAGCCATGTCGAGTCATACCTTTGTAAAAGTTCTTAGATGGTTGTGGTGGAGCCACAGCGACCTTCTCACGATTTGCATTCACGACTGAGGGAAAGAGCTCAGCCAACACCCAGATCCAAGCATCGGCGCGGTTAGGGCTGCCGGTGCCGGTATAACCAGTGGTGGTCATCCCACATAATTCATCCTCCAGCTTCGACATGATACCTACGTGGCGTACCTTCCCTTGCTCGTACAAGGCGCTGAATGGCTCGGCCCGTACATGCTTACCACGCGAGGCCACCACCTTCTTGAAGTTGACGCGCATATTCTCAGCTGATGCCGCTGTTTGGATCGTGGCCTTCACCATATCACCACCGAAGTTCGTCTCACCGACAATGACGTCCGCCTTATGACGCCCATACGAGACCACGGCCATACGGCCCCACGTCGCTGGACCCGCCTTCAACGACAGATCCTCCATGAGATAAGCGCGACCATCCACACCTAAGCCGCCAACTACCTCGCCAATCTCGTCGTTATCTGCGTTGTCAGTATCACCCGACCCCGATGGATCCACACCTACCACCACCCGCACCATCTGCGGCAGGTTGCCATCGAGCACCCTCCAACGGTCAATGATGGACTCGTCGAACAATGCACCTGGTGCCGCCTCACCGAATTCCCCATCCTTAAATCGACGCTGCATCCGCGCTGAGAGCTGCGACAGCATGCGCATGTACTCAGGCGAGAGATTCTCCTGGTTGTCGATAGGGTTCATCTGGAAGCAGGTGTAGTCACTGGCCTGCGCAAGCGGCAGCTTCGTCTCAGGATCCACCTTCTGCTTGAAGACGCGGAAGGTCCAATGCGCCTTCGTCGGTGGGTTGCAGTCATAGTACATGCGCAGCTTCAAGAGCTGCGCACGCAGACCCTTGACAACCTGCATCACCTTCTGGCCAAGACGTGTGATTAACACTTGGATGGAGTCCCACGCAATTTGCGAGCACTCGTTGGGATAGATGGTAACGTACTCTTTACCCAAGATCTTCTCGAGACGCTCCTTGTCGTCCAAACCAGCAAACCAGATCTCACTACCGTTGGGCAACGTCACGTACCAATCCGACTTTGACAGGTTGTACTTCACCTGCGGGAAGCAACGACGCATCACATTCGGAAATGTATCAAGGATGATCGACGACTTCAGGTGGTTGAAGCGAAAGCGGCAGATCAGGTGGCGTGAACCTGGCGCCTTCAAGGCGCGGGCAACGATGTTGCGCACAATCAGGAACGTCTTACCTGAGCGGCTGCCGCCGAAGAGCATGCAATGGGTGGCTTCACCAGTGCAATACTCCTGCGCCTCCTCCTGCTTCGCTGTGAAGCGGAAGAGCGTCTCATGTACAGCTTGAGCCGCGGCATTCAAAGTTTCGAGTCTCCTGCGCTGAGCTCCACAGTTAGTGCCGCGCCATCCAACCCAGTCATCTCAGTGCGCTGCAACTTCGGGATGTTGAACTCCAACACCTTGAGGTGGAGGTCCATCGCACGAGCTGGATCCTTCTTAGCCACACGGTCGATAAGCGCCTCAAACCCCGTGACATTGCGCTCTGAAAGCAGCTTGATCGATGAGCGAATATCAGCGGTGATCTTATTGGGTGTACCCTTCTTGCGCCCAGCACCTTTGACGCGAGGTTCACCTTTCACAAAACCTTTGTGACCTTTTCTCGCACCCACAGATGTTATCCAATGTTATTTCAAGACCCCACGGCCTATGGCGCCACGTATATACACCTCGTCGTGGCCTCCGTACACATGTGGGGAGCAAATACTTTGTGGCCACATATGCGCTGCTAGCAGAGCTATGAAGCAAGTTTGTGAAGCTTCGTAAGTTATTAATCTGCAAAACAAACTTCGATAACTTCGATAACTTCATTCTTCTTTTTAGAAAGAAAGAAAGAAAGAAAGAAAGAAATATATATATATAAGGGTAGCGAGTACTGAAGCGCGAAGTATTGAAGCGTGTGAAGCAGCTAAGTGCTTGATTCTAAATAACTAACTCCGAAACGTCGCTTCATATATTTACTTGCGCGTAGTTCCAGGATTACGATTTCTCGTCGGCGAGGACTACTTACAACGAGCGAAACAGCTTGAGTTAGTCCTCAGCCATGAAGCCTCCATGTGAAAACCACTAAGCGGTGGTGGTCCTCGCCGACACCCACCTTGCCGCTTAGGTGGTAGGTTTTCAACTAGAGGTTACAATGATAAAGAAGACGTCATCTAAGGCTGTCTCGTTGGGCGAGGCTAAACTAAAGTCGTCGGGTATTGACCCCAAGCAGCTTAAGCAGCTGGGTCTCAGCTTCCTCGATAACACCCAAACACCCAAACTCCACAGTTCATTTAAGCCAGTCTGCGCGCTCAAGATCAACTACCACGACCACCTCGGCAAGCCGCTTAGCGATCTGCCTGGACAGAAACCATTTTACCGCTTGCGGTATCTCGAGGTCCCGTCTGACTTCCAAGCGCTCACTGATAAGAAGCCGGTGCGCTACGTGCAGGAGCCGAATACAGCGCCGGTTGCTTATTACCCATTGAACCACACCTGGACTGATTTAGTGAATGATCCAAACCAGCCGCTGATCATCACTGAAGGCGAGCTGAAGGCCATCAAGGGGTGCCAAGCTGGGTTCCCCACCCTTGGGTTAGGTGGCGTCTATAACTGGCGGGCCCATAAGCTGGGTATCATGTGGTTACCTTCGCTAGAACCTATTATCTGGGCTAGGCGCCACACTTACATCTGCTTCGATTCAGACTATCGGCAGAATGTACTTGTTTGCCATGCCTTACAGGAGCTTGCTGAGGCTCTCCACCAACGCGGCTCGTTCGTCCACCTTGTCTCCCTGCCGCAGCTGCCGCAGGTCGAGAAGGTGGGTCTTGATGACTTCCTCGTGCAGTGTGCACCTGAGCAGTTTCGTCAGCTGCTCCATGAAGCTGAGCCATTAGGCCTCGCACGCACCTTGTTCGACCTCAACGACAAGTATGTATACGTTGCCAGTCCCGGGTTGGTGTTGAATCAACGAACTCATGATAAGATCTCACCAGCCGCATTCAAAGAACATGTGGCTGCGCCATTAGAATATCAAGAACGGGAGCTTAAGAAAGATGGCGTCATCTCCTATAAGCCTGTGGCTGCAGCTGCGGCTTGGCTTCGGTGGCCGCTTCGCTGTGAGGTATCAAAGCTAACTTACAAACCCGGCGAACCGAAGTTCCTCGTGAACTCACCGCCGATCTATAACATCTGGTCAGGCTGGGGTGTGCAACCGAAGAAAGGTAGTGTCAAGCCGTTTCT